ACCTTCGGCTTTTGCTTTTCTCTCGCAATCTATTCTGAATAGACTGTTGATGGAGTATTGACCCTGTAGGCTGTATGTCTCGCATATTTTCTTTGCCTGCTCTGCTGCTAGAACCGAATGTGTCGGATTTGTCATCGGCTCACCATTTAAACCAACGCAGTATTTCATGTCGTAGTTTGGCCCCGGCGATCTCAGAACTGAGTAAATAGCCATTTTGTCCCCCTATTCGTTTGTCACTATAACCCACTTCACATTGTTTTCAGTGCTGGTGGTTCTGAAGTTGCCAGCCTTTGACCAGTCTATCCGGTGTATACCCTCGTCAAATGCATAGTTGATTTGCTTATCTTCCATAAGCTCCACATCATCTGTTTTGCTGTAGTGATGTATCCCATATGCCAAAGCACCTAAAATTAACAACGATTCCATTTTTGTCTCCTAAGTTCCATATAACTTTTTCGGCGATAGTGTGTAACCGAGAACATTGTAGCAAGCCTCAAGATCTGTGATCCTTGGTACAGTTCTTGTTCTCCAGTCTTTCAATGTGTTTTTATTGATGCCTGTCCTTTCGGACATATCAATGACACCTATTTGCTGGTGTCGCATCTTTTCAAACAGGTCTTTTACCATCGGGTTGCACCGATTGGGTATTGTGACCCTAGTGTATCTCTCCCTCATTACCAGTTGTTATCTATTGATTCGATAACATCTTCCCACTCAGCCACCTTCTTTAGCTCTTCAATAACAGCCTCTACGATATCGGAATGTTCCCCGATACCTGAAGGGTTTTCCACATACACCTCAATGTTCGTTGTGTGTACAGCTATTTTGCCCTCGGCGTATTTTCTTGCAGCGCCAAGAACGTCAGGTAATTTCTCACGCATCGTCTTTATCTCCCATAGTAAGGTTTCCGTAGGCTTCTTTCGCAGCCTGCTCTAAATCATCTTCTGCGTAGAGATTATCAAATATCTGATTAACATCAAGTGTGTAATCAAGATCTGATTTTGAGTAGTGTATATGCTGTGATGGTAGAAAGTCTGGTGCGCCATCACCTGTTTCAAACCAAGCTGGGTGTGTCACCCTTACCCGATTGTTTGGCAGTGCCACTATATTCCCTGTCCACTCACCAGCATCAAGCAGTTCTAAAACATGGCTTTGTTTGTGCTGCGCTGGATCATCGGCTATCTCGCTATCGGTGTAATCGACAGTGAAATAATATTTTGCTGGGTAGAACTCACCATAAACCTTTACAATCCAAGGACATGGTGTTGCTCTGTTTAGTGTGTAAACGGCGTGGGTGTGGGACATACAGTCCCAAGGCTGTGCAGCGTGTACTGGCATAGGCTCAGGCCATTCATCAAACGGAGTGTCCCCGACTAACGCAGTTATCGGCATTCTGGCCCACATGGCACCGCCGTGAACATTATCTTCATCCGTGTCATCGGATTCACAACCTGTGAATATAACCTGAAAACTCAGGCACCGATTTGGCATTGTTGTCACAGCAATACACATAGCGTGTAAAAACTCGCCGTGGTAGTTCACATGATTACATGTATATTCACGCCGTACCCAACACTTGAAGTGGGGTATGTTGCTTTGTAAAAAAGGCATCTTTGTCTCCCGAAAAAACCCTTAGTTAGTATATTATAATATATTAATCATATATTATATAATATATTATATATATTGGGGAGAAAAAAATGAATTGTTGGCACTGTAAAACAGAGCTTATCTGGGGTGGAGATCACGACATTGAAGAAGAGGACGAGTTCTACTCAATGGTAACAAACTTAAGTTGTCCTGAGTGCGGTTCTCACGTTGATGTTTATTATCCAAAAGAAAATATGGACGGGGATAGCTAAATAGGTTTATAGAATATATACTTTAGTGGGGTGCAAGTCTCCCAGCACCCCCGGCGGGTTGAGCGAGTCCTCTCCGCTCCCCGCCGTCATTATTTTTTAAGGGTCTGGTATGTCTGACAATATTATACATTTTCCAAATAGTAGCATCCCTGTTGACGATGAGCCTCTTGAGCCTAATGATATGTTAAACAATATCTGTGAAGAGGTTGATATGATGGAGGCTCTTGTTGTTGGTTGGACAAAGCAGGGAAGATTATTTGTAGGCACCTCTCATGGAAAAGCCCCTGATATGGTGTTTTTATTAGAATTGGCAAAGTCGGTTTTGCTTACAAGATGCTTAGGAGAAGAGGATGTTTGAAGCTGCAATACTGGTTTGCCTTGCCTCATTGCCTGATTTTTGTGTTGAGTTGGTGGACGACAGGGGGCCATACGCAACAAATCAACAGTGCATAGAGAGGGTTGCTGAAATGATACAGGACACTAAAAAATTCGGGCCAGAATATTTTACAGCAAATTATAAATACCAATGTGAAAAAACAGATATGCTAGGCACATGAAAGAACTTGCTGCCGTAAAATCAAAAATCAATCAACTACCACTAGAAGATCAAAAAGAGATGCTTGATCTTTTGCTTGAGCTTGAGAACGCAAAAGAGAAAGAGGCGTCAAGAGAGGATTTCTTATCCTTTGTAAAAAAAATGTGGCCTGCATTTATTGGGGGCAAACATCACGAGATTATGGCGGATGCGTTTGAGCGTGTTGCAAATGGCGATCTAAAACGCCTGATAATAAATATGCCGCCAAGACACACCAAGTCAGAGTTTGCTTCTTTTTTGTTTCCGGCTTGGTTTTTAGGAAGATATCCAGAAAAAAAAATTATTCAAACTGCACACACGGCAGAACTTGCTGTAGGATTTGGTCGTAAGGTTAGAAACCTTATTGGTCAGGAGGACTTCCAACAGGTTTTTCCGGGTATAGAGTTGTCCTCTGACTCGAAAGCTGCTGGAAGATGGAACACAAACAAGCGGGGTGACTATTTTGCTATTGGTGTTGGTGGTGCAGTTACTGGTAAAGGTGCTGACGTTCTCATTATTGATGACCCCCACTCGGAGCAGGAGGCGGCACTGGGGGCTTACAACCCAGAAGTCTACGACAAAGTGTATGAATGGTACACATCAGGCCCAAGACAGAGGCTGCAACCGGGCGGGTCTATAATAATTGTTATGACAAGATGGTCTACAAGAGACCTGACTGGCAAAATAATTAAATCTGTAACCCAAAGAGAGGGTGTTGATGACTGGGAAATTATAGAATTACCAGCAATCATGCCTTCTGGAGATCCTTTATGGCCTGAGTTCTGGCCTTTAGACCAATTAGAGGCTCTAAAAGCAGAATTACCAGTTTCAAAATGGTCTGCACAGTACCAGCAAGACCCCACTTCAGAAGAAGGTGCGCTAATTAAGCGTGAATGGTGGCAGGAATGGGAAAAAGATGACCCTCCGGCCTGTGAAGCCATCATTCAAAGCTGGGATACGGCCTTTTTGAAGACACAAAGAGCCGATTATAGCGCTTGTACAACGTGGGGAGTGTTTCAACACCCTAATGAAAGTGGTGATTTGCAACCAAATCTGATATTATTGGATGCATACAAGGAAAAACTGGAGTTTCCAGAGTTAAAACGCGCTGCGTATGACAAATATTGGGAGTTTGAGCCAGATCAGATGATTGTTGAGGCAAAAGCCTCTGGTTCTCCTTTGATTTTTGAGCTTAGGGCTATGGGGATACCTGTGACAGAGTTTACTCCGTCAAGAGGACAGGACAAAATAGCCCGTGTGAACGCTGTTAGTGATCTTTTTGCTAGTGGTGTGATATGGTGTCCGCCAACTAGGTGGGCTGACGAGGTAATAGAGGAATGTGCTGCTTTTCCGGCTGGCGATAATGATGACTTGGTTGACTCCACAACTCAGGCATTGTTGAGGTTTCGTCAGGGCGGTTGGATTAGAAGCACTATGGATGAATGGGATGACGAGCCAAAGTACAGAAGACCAGTATCATACTATTGATGATAAATCGGGAATATACAGATTTATTCCGCACAGAGAGATAAAAATTTTTAAGAGTTTAGGGTGGAAAGTTGTAAGTAACATGGAAGGCTCCCATCATGCCCGCCATGCTGTTATAATGAAAAAACCCGATACCGAGAAAAAGGAAACATAAAATGGCTATTGAAAAACCAATGGTGCCATCATCCGTTGATGTTGAAGGTACGGATGAAGTTAGTGTCGAGATTGTTAATCCTGAAGCAATAAGTATCGGTAACGATGACGGGGCTATGATTATTGATTTCACGGGGGAGGTCGCAGAAGACATCATGGGGCCAGACCATGATGCAAATTTAGCAGAGTTTATTGAAGAGGCAGATTTACAGTCTTTGGCCTCTGAGTTAATAGAGGATTTTATCTCTGATCGTCAGTCAAGAAAAGACTGGGCTAGGTCGTATGTTAAAGGTCTTGATCTTCTTGGTATGAAGATTGAGGAAAGGACTCAGCCTTGGCAGGGCGCTTCAGGTGTGTTTCACCCGATACTTACAGAGGCAACAGTAAGGTTTCAGGCTCAGGCTATGGGTGAGATATTCCCAGCTTCCGGGCCAGTAAGAGTTAAGCTGGTTGGTAAAAAAGATTATGAAAAGGTAAAACAGGGTGAAAGAGTTGAACACGAGATGAATTATCTTCTCACAGAGGAGATGACAGAATATCGTGATGAAACTGAGCAGATGTTGTTCAGGCTCCCGCTTGCAGGGTCTTCTTTCAAAAAAGTTTACTATGATCCGATTATGGAGCGACCATGTGCCATGTTTGTTCCGGCTGAGGATTTCGTTGTCTCTTATGGCGCATCAGATCTGAACACATGCCCGCGTTACACGCATGTGATGAAAAAGACACCAAACGAAATAGTAGAGCTTCAGGTTAACGGGTTTTATATTGATGTGGATCTTCCGGATCCTGAGCCAGATATTTCAGACATACAGGAAAAGTATGATGAGATTGAGGGAGAGGTCGCTGTGCTTGAAGAGGATGACAGGCACACACTTCTTGAAATGCACGTTGATCTTCTCATGCCTGATCCTTTTGAGGATGAAGATGGCATAGCCAGACCGTATATTGTAACTATAGATAAATCGTCAGAGACCATTTTGGCGATCAGAAGGAATTGGTATGAGGACGATTCTAAGAAGCGTAAAAGACAACACTTTGTTCACTACAGATACTTACCGGGCCTTGGGTTCTATGGAACGGGTCTTATTCATCTTATTGGTGGTCTTGCTAAAAGTGCCACAAGTATTCTTCGTCAACTTATTGACGCGGGTACACTCTCTAACCTTCCGGCTGGCCTCAAGGCTCGCGGACTCCGTATTAAGGGTGATGATTCGCCTCTCATGCCGGGTGAGTTCAGGGATGTTGATGTACCG